AAATCATGCATTCTATTTGAGTTACCTAAGAGCTCAACATATTCAACGATTACTTCATTTAATAGTTCGTAATCGTCGGATAAAAGTGTACATAAGTTAGTACACAGTTCTTGTTGATAACGGTTCATAAGTGTTACCTCATTTGTTTACATATTAATTATAGCACAGCTCAGCGCGAGCGAGGCGAAGCCGAGCGATAACGTAACACTATGAAATAATGATAGTAACTGTATTGTGTCTATATGTTAACATACGCGCACAGATGAGCACACAATTTGATACATAAGCATTGCTAATCTCCCCGCTCGTGCTTCGCACTCGCT